TAGCCGTCGCCGTAGCCTGAGCCGTAGCCGTCGCCGTAGCCGTCGCCTGAGCCGGAGCCGTCGCCGTAGCCGTAGCCTTTCACGCCGACCACACTTTCACGCTGCCGATCGACTCGCGCGCTTTTGCGGTCGTTGGAATGACTTCAATGACTTCCGGCAAGAGAATCTCCTCAACGATGACCGGAAACTTGCATTCATTTGGTTTTGACGTGCCATCGACCGCGAGTTGGCTCAACGACGCTGCGCCCGACCAATACCAAATGCGCCGAGCGTTCTTAAGAATGGCCTCGCCAGCCTTATAGCTTTTCAAAACGCCAGCGAAAACTCCCGCTGAACGTGTTCTGATAATGACATATTTGTTTTTCATGGGTGAAAAATTTAGAACGGAACTTGGTCTTCGTTGACCGGCGCATTTCGCAGCACCGGCTCGTTCGCAGGAGCGGCCAGCTTGCCAGAGCGGCGGTGGACAATCGTCCGCGCAGCGTTGCGCAGTCGCACGTCCTCCGCTCGCGGCGGGAATGGCGTGCCGTCGTTGCGCAGGCGCGGCTCCGGTTCTTGCGCGTACCACTCGACCGACTTCGGCGCGAGATCGCCCAGTCGCGTGCCTTTATTTTTTCCGAAATGCACGAGCACGTCGACTGCACCCTCGATGATCTCGGTCGGCATCGGCACCTCGCCGCGCGGTTGCGGCTTGGCCTGCGGAGCGTCGCTGGCCTTAGCCATCAGCGCGATTCGGATCGCTTTAATCTCAGCGAGAAGCTCGCTATATTGTTCATTTGTCATTTTTTGTGGGTTCGAATTGTTCTTCGATTCGCCGCAGCTCGGCGCGTTCTGCTTCCGCCACGTCGCGCATTTCGCGGAGGCGGTGCTTGCTAGTAGTCATCGTCGCGTGCCAGTCGTCGTCGTGTCCGTCTGCGGCTCCGCAGCGCGCCATGCGCAGGAGTTCTGAGCGCGAGAGGTTCATGTCGTCGCCTCCTTGCGCAGTTGCCTGATGAGTTGCCGCTCGTGCTCCGAGAGGTGCATCGCGCGCCAGCCAAGTTCCCACGAGAGCCGGTAGGTCCACGAGACGGAGATGCCAGCCTCGTGCGCAAATTCCTTCGGGCTTTTGCCTTGGCTGAGCGCGATATTGAGTGCGGTGCGAAGATCGGTTGTCATTCGAAGGAAAGCTCCTGCGTTTTCTGATCCCGCCCAATCGCTGATAGATTGCGAACCGCTTGCCGATAATAGCTCGACTTAAGTTCGACGCCAATGCCTTTGCGCCCGTTCAATACTGCGCCGTAAACTTCTGAGCCAACGCCCATGAAAGGAGTAAAGACTACCTCACCGGGATTCGACCATAGCACTACTGCGCGTTCGATCACGTCGAGTTGCAAAGGATGCACATGGCGCTCATCGTCCTTATCGCGGCTTTCCTCGTAGGCGAGCACGTTGTCGATTCGTATATCATCCCAGACACACGATGCATATTGCCGCCAGATCCAATGTGAGAAACGATTCTCGGTCTGCTTGCCTTCGTGTCCCTTCCATTCAAGCAACTCGCGCGGCATCTGACGCTCTCCGGCGTAAGAGTGGAGCCCAGTCGGGTGCGCGACTGGCACCGGATTCTCGCCCTTCTTTCTAAAGCAAAGCAGGTAGTCGCCTCCAGCAACGTCGCACAAAGTCGAGTCCTCGACGATCTGTGCGTGGGCAAGTCCTTTTGCCATCGTCCGCAATCGAACGCCGAGCGGCTCCTTCCAGATCACGCGGCGCATACAGAACTGGAATCCGTGCTTTTCGTGCGCGCGGATGATGTCACCGGGAAAGTCGATCAGCCCAGATCCTACGTTTGCGGCAATGCCCATCTTGGCGGTCGGCCCATTGCCGGTGCCAGCAACGTCCATACAATGCACCGCCGTGATCCGGCCAGATTTAGTAAGCCGCGCGATCTCCGAGATCACAAAGTCATAGTGCTCGAAGAACTCCGAGTAGGAGCGGCAGTTCGAAAGATCGCGTTCGCTGCTGCTGTAGTTGTACAGCCCGCAGAACGGAGGCGAGTAAACAGAGAGGTCAATCGATCCATCTGGCATCGCGCGCATTACGTCGATGCAATCGGAGTTGTATAGTGCGAAGCGGTCTGTGATGTGTTGATTATCGTTGTTCATAGCCATGAAGGAAAAGCGGGTTTGAAGGAAACGTGCTTCGATCCTTCGATGCGAAGCTCGTCGTTGATGAGTGATACCAGATGCTTAAACATCGCGTCGGCTTGGTCGGCCTTGCGTTGCAGATTCGAAACGACGCCTGACTCGCCCTCGGATGCGACGACATCGACGAAAACGTCGCGCTTTTGTCCGAAGCGCCAGCATCGGCGGACGGCTTGGTACCATTGCTCGAAGGAGTGGGATGGGAAAAAGGTCTGATGCGCGCAATGCTGCCAGTTTAGCCCAAAGCCCGCGATTTGCGGCTTAGTGATCAGCACGCGCAACTCGCCATTCGCGAACGCCTCAAACGTCTCCTCCTTCTTGTCGTCCTCGTCGTCGCCGGATACCTCGGCTGCGTCTCGGATCAGCTTTGAGAGAGCCTTGCCCTCGTCATTAAGATGACACCAGACGACCGCAGGCTTGCCGGTATTGCCGACAAGATTGGCGACTAGTTCGCATCGCTCGGCCAGCGTGCGGCGACGCTCCTCGCGTTGCTCTGCGAGCGTCATCGCTGGCAAGTCGAACAGCATCCCGTCGCGCTGGCTCCGCGCAACCACGACGTGTTCGCGCGTGATGAGCTTCGGCAGCTTAAACGGTCCGTCATCGCAACCAATATCGCTCGGCCTGCGAACGGCTCGCGCCCACGAGCAGACCCAGCGCCAGAACTCCTTCTCGGCATGGCCGCGAAAGCGCCAGACTCCAGCGCGGTGCTCGTCGGATCGCGACGTAGTCGGCCCTTGCTTCTTAAAAAAGCGTCCGAGCATATCTGAAAAGCCCATCTCGCCAAGCGCCTCGCTCGACGTGCCGAGCTCGATGTAATCGTTGGGAGCGGCGGTCGCGGTGCAGAGCAGTCGGTAGGGAATTTTACGCGCGAAGTCCGTCACCGCGGCCTTCGTCATCCCGTCAAAGTTCTTGAGGATCGATGACTCGTCGCAGACGACGCCCGCGAATTGCGTCCGGTCGAAGTGGTGAAGGCGTTGGTAGTTGGTAACGACCACGCGCGCGCCTAGCGGGAACTTGCCATCCGAGGACCGCACGCAATCGATGCCGAACTTCTCGCCCTCCTCGACAGCTTGCCGCGCCACGGCGAGCGGAGTCAGCACAAGGACCGGACGGTTCGTATGCCGCACGACATTTTCGGCAAAGGTTAACTGGATCGCTGTCTTACCCAGCCCGCAGTCAGCGAAGATAGCGGACCGGCCGCGCTCGACTGACCACGAGACAAGCGCCCGCTGAAATTCGAATAATTTGGACGGTATGAAGGTAGGCTCGAACCCGTGCCTAGCTCCGACGTGCCGCTTGGCGTCGAGGAAAGTCTCGTAATTCACCGCGCACCTCCCATCGCCCGCTTGACCTTGGCCGCGTAAGCCAGTGTCGCGGCCTTTCGCGCGCCGGCCGGACCGCCGTTGTGAACACGCGCCAGCGTCTCTACGTCGCCTGCGGCCCACGCCTTCGGCGCGTATCGCTTGAGATAAGCCTCGGCCACGCGGCGCGAGTAAGCGAGGTCAGCGCAGCGCGAGTAGTCGCCAGCGACGCGCGAGTCTGCGTGATATGCGCGGTGGATCTGGAGCGGTCCAAGAGCCTTGCCACCATCGCCGAGGATTGCGCCTCGACGGCCGCCGGTTTCGACTACGTGGAGAGCGCGCCAGAATGCTTCCGGCGGCGCGGCGTGCGCTGTCGCGCAGAGCGCGAGGAGGAGAGCGAGGCGGATCATGACCAGAGCTTGCTTTCGAGCATTTGCAGTTCGACCGAAGTCCAGACGAGGTCCGACTCGGCGTCGTCGAGCTGGTCCAGCACCGGGTAGCCGGTGCCGTCACGATCCCAGACGACGCTCAACCTCCGCCCGTCAGCGGTGCAGGCGTCTACGGCAACAAGGTTCCCGGCGCGCGGGATGGCAGTTGCCTTGATTTTCAGGGCGTCGATATCGAGGCAGGTCACGACGCCACCTCCTTCTGCACCGCGTAGCCGTCGCGGAGCTTGACGATGGCGAGAGCGTCCTGCGCTGGCGTGAGCGAGATCGTGATCCCGCCGCGCGTGCTCGGCCATACCTCGCAGAGGACGATCTCCGCGAGAGACCAGCCGCTCGTCGAGCGGACGAGAGTCACGCGGTTGACGACCCTCTTGTATTTGTAGGACTGCGGCACCGTGCCGCCAGAGGCAAAGACGCACCGTGCGCCCGCCCGCTGGGCCTTCGTAAGACCGAGAGATGCGAGCTTCTGCTCGGCATCCTCGGCAGCGCGGAAAATGTCCGCGCAACTCGCCGTGTGGGCGGTGGCGCGACCGTTGACGTTCGCGAGCGCGGCGACGATGCGCGGCTCGTTGGCTTTGCTGATTTTTATGTTCATGTGTCGTTGTTTCGTCTCGGGCCTCATTGCCTCCGACACAACGACTCAACCCGATCCGCCCGTGGATGGAAAGCAAAAAGCGCAAAAGTTTTCCCGCACTTTTGTAAGTGCTTGGAATCGCGCAGATTGCGCGGAGAGAAAAATGCGCGGTCAGACGTACGTGTAGTTGCTCGTGCTGCCGGTTAGGCTCGGAGTGGTGCCGACAGCGGGAGTGCCAGTACCGTAAATGTATGCGTACCACGGAAAAACAAACCCGCCGAGGGTAACAGTACCATTGGCGAATGAACCGCCAAAGTCATTGTCGTTAAAATAAATGCCCACGTAATCATTTACACCAGCAGAGGCATAAACGTTGAATGATAACCCAAAGTATAGTTTGAATTTTCCAAGGTTTATAGGGTCTGGGCCAACATAAAAAAATAATCCGAAAAAACTAGTTGATGGATCACCTGAATCTCGACCTTCCACAGCAAAGATGTTTCCTACCTGTCCGCTTACTAGCTCAGGCGCACACACTCGCTCTCGCGGAATCTTGTTAGGAGGAAAAGAATCCCATGCGATCCAAAGAGTTGTCGTTGGACACCACATTCCGCTTGCTCCACCTTCATCATATAAAGTGGCATTGATTCCAGATGGATCAAATGTAAGGGTGTTGGCTATATTCGCGGTTGACGTACCATTGCTAATCGTTCCGGCCGTCGTGATCGTCATGGTTTCTGTGCTCCATGCGAACGCCATTACGTCTGACTCATTGAGGTTATCTATATAATTGAAACCACTAGCTGAATCAGTCATTCCACAAAAGGCTTCCGGCCAATTTCCAATATGCAAAAAACTAGATGTGGTTCCCATCCGACTTCGCGCTGCTTGTTAATACGTTGTGCTCGATAAAAAACGAGCAGTTGCAGGAGTTCCGTTAGAGCAGACAGAATACTCACGCATGGCGTAATTACCGTAAAACATATCTGAGGGCTGAATCACCAAGAAATTTCCAGAACTATGATCCGAAATTTCTAAGCTAGCATCATTATGGAGTTGGATATAATCAGAAGAAACCTGATTCAAAACTTTTACTCCATCAGCATCTATTGTTATCAGAACATTTCCATCGTCGAATACTAGAGAGGCCGCTTGTCCTCCGGTAACACTGACGCCCGACCCATCAATCAGCAGTTTGCCGTCGCTCGCGTAAACGGTGATTCCGCCTGCGCCCTCGGCGTTCTTGATGAGATCGACAAGCGCATTGTGTGCCGTGCCGACGCTGGCAAACGCGGCAGGCAGTGAATCAATCTTGAGCGATGAGTCGGGCATATAATATCAGGAAGCTGTCACCATGCGCGTTGAACGTACATAGATGTTGCCATAGAAGCGGCGTAACACCGAATCGGCCGCTGTAATCAAAACTGAGTCCTCGACCATCTGCGCATACGTTGCCGAAACGGGTTGCGTGGCCGTGGTCAGGAATTCCGTTTCGGCACCCGTGGCGTCGATGGGCGTAAACTTCGCCATGATCGGCAGCGCGGTATTTATCCCGGTCGGCGAGGTCAGCGCGTAGTCGTTCACGATGCGCGAGCCTACCACCTTCGTCACCGGAAGCGCGCGATACTTGGCCCGCTTGGTGATCGTGCCAGTGACGGACGTGAACGCGCCAGAGCCGAAGAAAATGTCTGAAACCACCGCAAATGATTCATCCGTGCCGCCGACCGTCTTGATGAACTGGCCGATGTAGTACGTCTCAGATTCGCGAACGTAGTTGGCCGCAATGTAAACCTCGTCACCCGTCGAGAACGGAAGCGACGAGTAAACGGCGATGTTGTCGCCCGTAGTCGTGATGCTGCTGATAGCGTAGTTTGACCCGGCCGTTGCGCTTTCTAGATAGGCCGGGAACGTAAACACAAACTCCTCCGGATCATCCCACGACTGCGGAACGCGCGCGTAAACGCGATCCCATGACAAGATTCCTCCGCTTACGTCCGTGAAATTTTCTTCAGCAACAAGATAGTAAGTCGGCGAAGACGGAACGCCGTATTGGCCTTGAGCTGGGTAAACCGCATCCAGCGCAAGCGGCGTGTAGCTTGCCGCTGTCTGCATGAAAGGTTGCCGGAAAAGCACTTTGTCATTCGGCGTCGGCAATACGGGTTGCCACACGGGAAGCCCAACCGTAGTCGCAACGTTAAATGCCGTTTGGCCCGCCTTGGTGAAATAGGTGACGCTCATTTTTTAGCCTCGCCAGATTTTCCGCCGCCGCTCTTCGCGCCTGACGGTGCTAGAAATCCTCGAATGTCTTTAAGGTGCTGCTCACTCTTGTCGATTGCCTGTGACATTGACTTCAGCGGATCAGATTCCGCCGATTTTAGTCCAGTGATTCGCTTCCTAAGCTCAAGAGCCTGATCAGTCGTCTTTAGAGCTTCTGCCTCGAAACCTTGTGCGCGTTGACGCTTTGCTCGTGCTTCCAGCATCATAACCCGTCTCGCGCGTGCTCTTTGCGTCTGGCTACTCTCGGAAGCTCCAGATGCTACCTCTTCAAGTGTTAGTGCTGACCGTTCGCGCTTTGCCTCTCCTTCTTCAAGTCTCGCCTTTGACGCATCTGAGTATGCATCGCGCAATTTCTTTTCCGCTTCGTCTCGCTCCTTGTTCTGCTTTTCCAGTTCGTCGGTCTGCTTCTTTTGCAAGTCGAGCAGCGAGCCTTCCAGCTCCTTCAACCTGATCCGGCGCGAAAAATCGGCGTCGCCTGAAAGCGCAATGGTAGTACGCAAGTTTCTAATCTCCTCCTCCGTAGTTGCGATCTGCTCAAGCGTCGTTTGCTGCTTGGCTTTGTTCGCGGCCTCTAGCTCTCCCATCCGCTGCTCGGCGGCATAAACCTTTTCGGCGTTGTCGAGTTCGGTCTTAGCAGCGATTTCAGCTTTATTCGCGATCCTTTCCTTCAGCTTGGCTTCTTCTTCGGCCAGCTTGGCAAGCTGCTGCTCAAGCTCCGCGCGCTTCAATGGATCGTCTTCTTTGGTTACCTTCTCTTCCGTGACCTCCGAAACGCCGCCAACGCCAGTTGAAATCATGGTCACTCGCTTCTCAGTCTTGGCGCGCGTATCCTCAATTTCGCGCAGCGTTCTAGCCTGCTTCTGCTGATTCAACGCCAGATTCTGCTCGTCCGTTCTGCGACCGGCAAAAATGCGCTCGTAGATATCGGCCGTCGTTTCCGTAAGGTTGGCGATTTTTTGGGCCTGCTCTGCGGCTTCACGAAATCCAGAAACCAACTTATCGACGACCGATTGAACCGTGTTTATTCCTAAACCTAGCAAAAATCCTTTAAATACTCCACCGACACCAAAGCTGCCCTTCAGCTTGTTGCCCATGTCTTTTGCCGCAGTGCCGACTTCGGCCTGCGTTTGCGTCAGCTTGCGCCGGAACTCTTCTGTATCTAAACCGAGTCGCGCTCGTACTTCTGCAAGAAATGCCATGACTTTATGCCGCCACCACAGGGCAGCTTAGTTCTTTTAGAAACTCACTTGTCAGAAGATCGCTGGGCGAGTGATCAACAAATTCTTTACCATCCTTACGCGCCCGAATCGCTTTCATATATTGAAATAATCTGGGAAGTGGTGTCCCGAGAATATCCTGCTGACTCCAGCTTGTCTCTAATGCGATATTGATAATTAGTGGAGCCAAGAAACACGTGCCAAGTGGCCTACGCTCGGAATTACCTCCACTTCCATTTGTGCCAGCATCCATAAAAATTTCCTCAACGTAATTCATACAAGAGCCAACAAGTGTCTCATATGGTTGAGGAGCTAGCCTACGAATCATTTTATCACGCTTTCGTAGCGTTCGCCAAGATTGCGTTTTGTCGTTCTCTACGTGTAGCAACCAAAAGAAAACTAAAACGTCCTCTGGCTTAGGCTCGATAGGACACACGAACGGAGAATTTACTCCGTTCAGCAGCAGTAGATCACGCGGCGTCATCGCACGCAAAGGCTCGCCGCATACTACGTGTGGCAGATCGAGAAAAGCCTGCTCGCGTCGGCTTTCCTCCTTCTGCCGTTCTTCAGCAAAGCGAGCCGCGTATTTTTCCGCCCATAATTTTTGTGGATCCATGAGGCGTCATTGGCTGACTGCTGGTGCAACACAAGCCGCACAAGCAACCTCAGGCTGTTAGATTTCCTCGCGAAGCGTCAGGGTCTGCTTCTTGGCTTCTCGCGGACCTTCAGGATTCGAAGCATTCGTTACAACGAAGGTGATGCTCGTGCCATTTTTGATCGTCGTGTTCAGATAATCACCACGAGAAACATAAGTGGTCGAGCTAGTAGCCAACTGCGCCGTGGCAGTAGCGGTTCGAGGCTCTGCAATGAGCACAAATCCATTCGGTGCTCCAAGCTCATTTTGACGAGAAATTTCAGCGGTTGGTTCGCTGAATTCAAACGCTTCGAGAATTGCAGCACCAGTGCCACCAGCACTAAAGGTGAAAGTAACAACGCGACTTCCGTATGGGAAGTTGGATGGGTAGAGATAAGGAATCGCCATAATGTGAGAGGTTCAAAAGAAACGAATATGTCAAACTGTCGGAACTACTGCCGGAAGAATCCCATATTCGATTCTGTAACGAAAGGATGTGATATCTTCCCTGTTTTGCTCAGGATCGCGTACGCCTGTTGATGTTCCTGTTTCATTAACGTCCAATGTTTGATACCATGTGACCGCAGGCGCAGTTAGCAACTGCGCTTGACGCGACATCAAATAGCGAACGCGACCACGAATTTCACCGTGATCTTGGTATGTTTCAGAGACGCGATTCGTTACAACATCAATACGCAGTGAAGCATAACGATGAGAAAAATACCACTCATCGTCGGCATAAGCCATTTGATCCGAAGCCTGTCCCACTTCTTCAACGTCAACCTCAATACGTGGAGTCGTGAAATACGAGACAGATTGGGCCGGAAGGATGTTAGCGGTAGGAACGCTTGTTCCGCCAGCCGCCAAGACGGCAACGACCGATGCAACCCAATTCTCTTCTTCGTTCCAGAGGTCTGCTAGCGTTGACATATTTAGTCTGCGGGTTGACCGTGAATAGTTGCTGCAAGCGATCCGCGTCTGCTTTTTCCACCAGCAACAATCCTCTGCAATTCTTTTTGCATTGATACTGCGCGCATTTTTGTTGCGGCACTAACTACATTAAATTCGTAATTCGGAATTTTAGACGATCTGTTGATCGCTTCAATTTCGAGCCTATCTGGTCTAGGTGGCCTATAGCCACTGCCGGCCTTACCGGAATGACGACTAACCCATTTAGGAAGTTTTAATCCTACTGCATTTGCAGCGGCTGACCATCCAGCTCTAGCAAAGCCAACAAATGACTGCACGGTTTTAGTATAAGTGTCCCAATGGTCAGCAAATGCCATTCTGTTTTTATCGCTCCTGACTCTCCCATATCGCGTTCTATGTCTCTTATGGTTTTCCTTTATTTCCGCAACTGATAGCAAAAGTCGGCGATATGCAAAGAATCCCTTTCTTTGCTTCATCCACAATTCGCGAATTGCGTTTATATCTCTACTCAAAACCAATTCTTTCATCCTTTTCCATTTGATTTTCTCTGGCCGCAATGGAAAGGCAGCTCGATATAAATCGCCAGAAATTGCATCTTCACCCTGTTTGCGTGTCTTTGGTGGAGTGAATCGCATGATGTCACGTAAGAGCAGCCGCATTTCTTCCTTCAACAGCTTTGTGCCATCTGCACCGAGCTGATACACAAAAGAGTTTATCGCGGCTCGGTATTGCACTTTCGCAATCTCAAATGAGATGCTTATTTTCATGCTAGTGGCCTACGCAAAGCGTAGTCATGCCATTGTTCATCTGCGTTCATAGTTATGATCTGATATGTCGTCGAATCGAAAACGCGATAGATGAATGTATTCGGTTCAAAGCCAACCGTCATAGATGCTCTAGGAATACAAAGAGAAATGCTGCGATCATCCACGAAGCCGGATGCTTCCATAATGATTCCGCGACTAAGTTGGTTGAAAACTCCGTAATAAGTAACACTAGAAGAAAGGAAGGGTTCGCTCGCCTGCCCATCTGGGCCACCAATCGCGAGGGCATCTATTGCCAATCTTTCAATGTTGAAATCTTTTACAGCCATACCTAAGTGCCGAGTGTCACAACGCGCGACGCTGCGCTGTAGTGGTCATCCTGCGCACAACCGGACAAGACGTGCCAGAACCAAGGCCGGACGGCACCAGCGATGATGCATGGCGCGGAATTTATCGTGAAGACCTCCGCAGCGTCACGCAGCAGGCGCGGCAAGTCTGCCTGAGATCGAGCGCGCAGGATTTCGTTTTTCGGAAAACCAATTTCGATGAGATGCTTTGCCTGCGCCGGATCGGCAAGCGTCACGATTGGCTTGGAAGCGAGCCTGCGGCATTCGGCGAGCAGATCGGAGAACCTATAGTGCCTCGCCTGAGAGTAGCCGAATGGAGAAAAAATGCACACCTCGCGGGAAACTCCGTAGCTTTCGAGGCCGTCGTTTTCGTCGATCAAATCGAAGTGCGGTTTGCGATGGATGTTCGAGAACTCAGAATGAATTCCGAACACGAAATCCTCCCACGATTTTCCGCTGCGTCTGAACTCGTCATAGCGATGCGGCCAGATTTCGAGGTCGATGACTCTGCCGAAGCCTTCCGATTCGCGCAATTCCCTAAGCGACGGTCGCACGTAGGAAACGGCACCGAAAACTCCGACGTATTGCGGCAAGCACTCGACGTAAACCTCGTGACCTTGAGCCGCGAGATGACGCGCAATCGGCAGGATGCGGATGATGTCTCCGAGTCGCTGACTGTATACGAGGCAGATTTTCATCGGCGAAATGCCATTGTCAGAATGTTTGGAGCGCAGGAATCTGCATCCGGCTTGCGCACTTCATCTTCGGGATTGCCGACATAGACCGGACGGAATCCAGCCTGCGCGAATAGTCTCGTCAGGCTTCCCGGCGTGAAGTGCCAGAGATGTTCTCCCGGCCTGCGATGTTTCCATCGAGCGAACCATTTCGCTCCCATGTAAGGATGATACCACGGCAGCGATACGATCACCGCACGAGCGCGCAGATGCTCAACGAAGTCGAGCGAATCGAAGTGCTCAAGACTGTCGAAGAACGTTACCGTGTCCCATTGCAACTCGTGCCAGTCTGCGCCGACTCGATTGATGAAAGACGGAAGCGGATAAGGAGAAACGTCGTGACCGCAGCAAACGATTCCCGGCTGCGTGCGTTTCATCTCTTCGAGGAAAGCACCTGTGCCGCAGCCTACGTCGCAAACATTGATCGCAAATTCGGAAAAGCGATGCACTAGCTTCGCTCTGATCGCCGACAATTCACGCTGTGGATAGTTTTCATATCGTGCTACGTAGGCGTGATCGTAAACCGCAGTCACGCGACGATCCCTCGACCGGAGCGCGCCTGTCTTCGCGTCGATTTGATAATGCTCGGGAACGTTCATTTCGCGTCTGGGTTGCGTGACTTGAAGAGCGCCTCGCCGCGCACGTATCGCTCGCGGGAATTCGTGTGCGAATATGTCTTGTCCATGTTCGCCTTGCCGAAAGCCGGATGCCGGTGATCGAAGCGCAGGCGATCTCTCGCGTCGATCACGATGCCGTCGCGCCATGCTCGGTGAGAGAATTCGTTGTCGCTGAATACAGACTCATACTCAGGAAAGAACAAGTGTCCTTGCTGCTCGTAGCGAGCACGCGACAAGATCGCCATGCAGAGCAAGTCGTCCTTCCGGCTTCCATCGCTCGGCGCGATCACGAATGGCTCGGAATGAGCGTCGCGATCCCTCACGAGATCGAGCAGCTTCTCATCCCATCCGGCGCATGGCACCCAATCGTCCGAGAGTTGTACGAGGATTTCTCCGCGCGCAGATGCCGCAGCAAGATTCCACGCTGCGACGCACGACTTGTCCGACGAAGTGACGGAGATGAACTGCTTCGCCATCTCAACGCTGACGGCATCGTCCTCATCGACCGCGAAGATATGCTCAACGCGCGTCGGATCGCTGGCCGCATTCAGCCACATATCCCGCGTTGAAACCGCCATTGAGGAGCGACCTCGCGTTGCGTGCAGGAGCGAAATCTTCGGAGTCTTGCCGAGATAGTATTGAGCCTGAAGAACCGCCGCCATCGCCTTGTTGCCTTCGGCTCGGAATGCGCGAGCGGCAAGATCGTATCCGGCCCAGCCGTACCACTTCGCCTCGTGCGTCCACGGTCGCTTGTCGCTCAATGGCTCGCGCAATTCCGTCATGCGATGCGCCCAGTATACAGCCATCGAATAGTCTTTCTGTTCGAAGGCGTGCAGCACAAGACCGGCGAATGCCTCTCGGCACCACGGGAAAACGCCGTGCGCTTCGAGCAAAAGAGACTTCGCTTCGCGGCTGGAATTAGTCAGACGAGCGCAATTCAGCAACGCCTCGTATCGGAACGCCGGTTGAAGATTCGGGAACTGCAACGCGAGGCGACCAAACTCCAGCGCGGCTTCGCGGTTCTGATTACAGTAATGCTCCTGATGAATATAGAAATACTGCGTCGCGCATTCGCGAACCGAGTTTGCGAGGATGCGGAGATTGCGCCTCCGGTTCTCCTGCTTGATTTCTTTTGGTGCGTGAACCCAGACAACGTCGCCGAGATCGAGATGCTTGTCGCCAGCGAGAATCAGCAGGTTCTCGTGTACGTCGTGATGCCAGACTCGACCGGAGTGGAAAGCGTCTCGGCGAATCGCTCGCTCGCGGAACAAGCACTTGTTCGATCCTTTGACGTCATACGAGAAGCGCACCATTTGCACATCTGCCGGGACTTGCTCCAGCGTGCGACGTAGATTCTCGGCACCGCGCACCACGTCGTCGCAGTCGGCCCAGAAAAGCCATTCGCTTTTGGCCTGCTTGAATGCGGCATTGCGAGCACGAGCGAATGAATCAACGTGATCCCAATCGCGTGCGGTCGGCTCGTTAATATACTCGGAGAAAACAAACGCCTTGCCGTTCGACCGGCACCACTCCTCGGCGATCTCCTTTGTCGCGTCAGGCACACGCTTGCCGATTGCGCGCACGAGCGAAAGCTCGTCGAACGCAGGAGCAAATGCTGCGAGCATCTGGCCTATGTGGTGCGACTCGTTGCCGCATATCACGCAAAGCGAAAAGCGCATGGCTCTGCACTAGGCGTCAAAAAAGCCGCTCCCAGTTACGAGAGCGGCTTCCCCATGAACCCTACAAAAAGGTTACGAGTATTGCGTCGCGATAAGCTGGCCCGCGTTGCTGTTCACAACCTTCTCGGCGACGAACTGCGAAGCGCGAACGATGTTCGACTTCACACTCTCGTCGCGATAGGTGAACACGCCGACCGCAGGACCGTACTCGCTCCAGTTGAGCGTGAAGCCCGCGCCGCCACCGAAGAAGCCGGAAGAAGCCTCGGTGACATTGCCGACCCAGATGTACGTGTTGGACCAGACCTGCGAGCTAGAGAACGCCACGCCTTCCGGCGCGGTATCGTAGCTGGCGCGACCGATGAGCACCTCGGCGACGCCGAAGACTTCGGCAGCGGCCTGCGTGCTCGCGTTGAGGATCGTGTCGCTCGAAAGACCGGCACCGCGAAGGCGGTTCTGGAATTTCGTGCTGGCGCGGATACGAGTCCAGACCGGCGCGCTCATGACAACGCGCAGATTGCTGACGCTCTCACCCTTCGCGAGCAGGCGATCAATCGCCTCCTGCACGTCGGCACCAACGTCGAACGAGGCTAGATTGCCCGTCGTGTAGGCCGTGCCGGAATTCGTGCTCGTGAACGTACCAGCGTCGAAGATTTTGCCAGCGACGCGGATTTCGTGACCGAGCAGGAGCTTCCGCTGCGCGAGCTTGGCGGCAACGACTTCGGCATCGAAGAAGCGCGAAACATCGAGCGCGACGGTATCGTCAACGCCCATTTCAACGCCGTATTCTTGCGCGATGTACGTCTCCTGATTGTAAGCCTGCGTCGCGCGCGGATACGCGGAGTTCGGCGCACGCTGCTTGATCTCGTTCTTCAGGAGCTGACCTTCCTTCAGGAGGAACGAGGGATACTGGCCGGCGCGAACCGGCACCGGGAGAACCGGCATCACGCGAGTGGCAACCAGACCGGATTCCCAGTCCTTAGCCTGCTCAAGCACACCAGCGATATCGCCGCGAAAGACTGCGGCTGCATTCGTATACATGGTAGAAGTCCTTTAGTTAATTGTTAGAGATTCTTCGGAATGAACTCGATGACGGCACCGTTGCTGGAAGTCGTCGTGAGCGACTTGCCGATGGTGATCGTCCCGGTCGTGGAGACGAGGCCGGACGCGCCGAGATACAGCGTGTCACCGACCGTCACCGGAGCAGCGGTGACAACGCCCTTCTGGGTGCCGAAGTTGGTCAAGAACGCGACCGTGACGTAGTCGCCGGAAGCCGCGTCGATCTGCGCGAAGCCGTCGCAGTCGGTCGCGCTCGAAAGCCCGACGCCGCGATTGCTGGAAAGCACAACGCCGTAAAAGGCGGTGACGGTGGTGTTGGCAAGGAGGGTTCCCGTGCCGATATAGTTGGTAGCCATGTTTAGTTGGTTTTAGAGTTTGATCTTCTCGCCAGCCTGCACGCGCGAGCGGTAGGCTACGTAAAGGTCGGAATTGTTCTTGATGCAGAACGTGATCGCCGCCGCCTTGTCGCCTTTCAGCTCGGCAGTCTTCTCGGCAACGACGGCCTCGAAGGTCTTCGTCTCAGTCTTCGGCGCAGCGGCCTCGGACGAAACAACCGGAGCGGCAGGCGCACCGATAGTCTTCGAGAACTCCTTCACCGCAGCGATTGCGGCTTCGTTGGCGGCGAGCTTGACGGCATCGGTCTGCGCGCTCATCGCGACTTCCTTTTCCTCTTCCTTTGGCAGCATCGCTTCGAGCTTCGAGAGACGCTCGCCATAAGCCATCATCGCAGACTGGATCATCTGCTCGACGGCTTGTTTCATGTCATCGTTCATTTCGGGATTGGGTTCGATTTCGATTGAGACGCCATTGGCGTCGTTAAACTTGGAGAGTATACGCGAGAACAATCCGTCACGATTCGCCGCAGGCTCGGAAACCAGATCGACGGAATAAATCTCAGAGCAGCGTTGAAGAACCGTGCGCTTGTCGCTCGCTAGTTCTGTCGGACCAGAGAACGCAATAGAGAGTCCGAACGTGTCGGGAATCTTCTCTGCGATCTCCAATACGTAATCGCGATGCGGCGACTTCTCCAACAGGTTGAGGTCGCCGAGTAACTTGCTGCCCTCAATACGCAGATTCTCGACGAAGCCGATGATATCACCGGCACCACCAGAATGATCGAGCTTCACCTTGAGTCCGCCTTCATATTGCGACGCGGCTTCCTTCACCTGTTCAAGCGTTCTGGAATCAATCTGCACGCCATGACCGAGTGCCGGTCCCTCGGAGATGAGAGAGACGCCACGAATGATGCCAGCCTCGCGATCAACGCGACCGGACGAGACGGCAAAAGTGATAGTCGGAGCAGCCATTGTAAAATGCGGATTCGTCAAATCACTTTGCCTTTCCCGACTCTATAGTCGGTCGCTTTCTATAAGCAGTAATGCGGACAACCTTTTTCGTTACATCATCCCATACCGGGAATTGCCCGACCTCGATTGTCTTCGCTCGCAATGCAGGACCGAGAAGCACGCGCACGTTGTCCACGCTGCAATCAAGTTGCTCCGCAATTTTGTCGCGAGAATCCCAGCCGGGAGGCAGTATATATGTCTTGCGGTTCTGCGCTTCGACTAGCTGTTTCCAGTTCATAGCTTGAGCAGCGCGGCGAAGTGCGACTCGCCGTCGATGATTGGTATATTGAGATGCAGGAACGCTCCGCTTGCGGCTACGAGCTGCACCGCATAGCCATGCGACCAGTCGGTCGGTGCGGTATGCTGCCAAAGAGGTTGAAGCTGACAGAGGCAACCGGGATTCCATGCGCCGACGATGCCGCTGGAAATGCGCCGCACGATATTGCTCTGCGCTCGATGCGTGTGACCGAATACACAGTTGCCGCCGATCTTGTCCACCGTTGCGCCGACTGCGTTCTTCGCGGTTGAAACACCGTGAAAGAAAAAACACTTGCCGCGCTTGATGACGCCGGGAACCGGAAGCTCGTCATAGAATTCGCCTTGTCGATAATACGAGATGCCGCGCTCCTTCAGGCCAAGACGAAACTCCGGTGCAAGCAATCGTCGCAAGCCTTCGGCGTCCTTCTTGTGACGCAGAACTTGTGTCACGCACCACGTCTCGACGCGCCTCTCGTGATTGCCTTCGAGGTATTCGACTTTTGCCCTCGGTGCTGCGGCTTGGAGCGCATCTAGGAACGTCTTAGCTGCGGCAAGATCTTCCTCGTACGTATAGTCTGTTTCGGCGACATAGCCCATGACGTGATGCTGCGCGAGGAACCCGCCGCAGTCTACGTGATCGCCCAGCAGGATAATTTCCTGCGGATCGAGTAGCTTTATATCCGACAGCATCGCCGAGATCGCGGACTTGTCTATCAAGCATCCATGCGTGTCGGGAATCACGACGCGCACAATGTCGCCTCCGATCCTGCGACGTGTTGCGGCTGGCGCAGGCAACTTCGTCTTGCGTGCCTTGGTCGCGTTATCGAGAGCAGTCCTCGCGACCTGAAGCTCCTTCTTCAGACCGGCAATCTCCGACTCGTATAGCTTCCGCGTCTCGTCGCGGTGTAACGTGTTCCAGTCAGTCATGCTTTTTTCCGCTCCATTCGCGCTTCCATCGCCAGAGCAGATATGCGATGCCGAGCAGCGATCCGATCAGGCCGACGACCTGATTTGCCTGCGCGATGATTGTTGCCGATACCGTAGGCAGGGACGCTACGAGAAAATCCATTGGTCGAGGGCTGTTCATTTGCTCTTGGAAAGTTGATGGCGGACGCCGAGCCAGAAATATATGCACGCGAAAGACACGGTCAGAATCTCACCATGCAGTCCGGCCAGCTCCTCATTCGGTCGCGTCCAGATATACAAGCACGCGCCAGCCACCATACACGGTCGCACCATCTGCGTGCAAAAGGCGGCGATGGTCATCAGGCCGTGCATCCACGAAGCGGCGTTGGGCGGCAGCGAATATGTCGTGCTGTTCGTGCCTTCGACCGCTTTCGCGAATGCCTCGACCTCGGCGACCGCAATCTGCTTTTCCTTCAGCGCGGCGATCTCGGCGATGCGTCGCTTGCTTGCGCTCCACTCCTTCGCCTCGCCAACGAGCGAGCCGAGGAACTGAGTTGCGCCGCCGAGCAATGTCCCGCCAGCGGCAGAGGCGAGGAATGAAAGCAGACTCATTCGGCTTTCTTCTCAACCTGCGGCGGCTGCACAATCGCGGCGAGAACGCGCACGCAGCGTTCGAGGATTTCGTGATCGGCGCGAGTGCCGCGAAACTGGGCGGCGGCGGCGGCGAGATTTTCGAGAGCTTGAACGGGTGTGATTTCGGATTGGGTCATGAGAAATTATACAGCGACAGCGGGAATCTTGTAGGAGGTGCCGGTCGAGTCCTTGATGACCACGTAGCCGGTGGCCGTGGGTGCGCCAGCGACGTAGGCGTTGCCGAGTTGGAGATCTTTTCCGCTCGCAACTTTCAAGCCTCCAGCCGATGCCGAAAAGTGAACGGCACCGTTGTAGTGTATTTCGGTTTCGTAGCTACGACCGCTCGGAGTGCCGAGACTCATCTTCCCGGTTGAGTCATCATACTGCGCGAACGCAAAAGTCTGGCTGTCATCGTTCGACCAGCGAAGAACGCCAGCCGTTGCCGAACGAATTTTGATATCGCCGTTGACTTGGAGTTTCTGACCGGGACTCGTCGTGCCGATGCCGACGTTGCCGCTCTGATCAAGCGTCATCGCGGTGATGCGTGAAGCCGTTGTATTCGGCGTTACATCAAACGAGATTTTCGTACCCTGCGCGGTGTTAGTATGATCCTCCGTCGCCGCAAAAACGATGCGTGCATTTGAAGTCGCTGAGCCGCCACCCCAACCGTTGGTTGTATTGTAGCCGTATCCTCCAAGGATCATCAGCGCACTTCCAGACGTAGTCTGCGTTGGAGATGCTTTCGTTCCACCTGCTACACCCTGCACGATTCCCGTATTCGATCCATAGGACAGCATCGTCATGATGTTCTGACCATCGAATGACCCGCCCATGCGTGTATTGGCCGAAGGATAATTTGCCGATGCGGTATCTCCGTTATTCGAAACAAGCGCACTTGTCGTCGCACTCAGCGTCGTGAATGCACCCGTGCTCGGCGTCGTCTCGCCCACCTTGCCATTGATATTGATCGAGGCGGTGCCGGTCAGGTTCGTGACCGTGCCGCTCGACGGCGTGCCGAGCGCGCCGCCGCTGGTGAGCAGAGTCGAGGACGCCGGAATCGTCGTGCCGTTCAGCGTCGTCGTGCTGCTGCTCGACAGACTCGTGAAAGCTCCGGTATTCGGCGACGATGCGCCCACCGTCGTGCCGTTGATCGAGCCGCCCGTGATCGCGACGCTGTTCGCGTCCTGCACGCCCATCGTTCCGATACCGAGATTCAGACGCGCGGTCGAGGCCGACAATACATCCGACAGGTTGCTCGCCTTCGCGAGCTTCTCGGTATCGAGTTCATCAATCGCTGCCTGCACCGTCGTCGCGACGATACCTCCAGCCGGAACATTCGTGACCTGCGAGGCAGTATAGTCACCGCTTGCCGCAACAATGTTTCCATTGCGACCGAATACGGAAGCGACCGCGTCGGTGTTATCCACCTTCTGCCAGTCGGAGCCGCTGGACACAATCCAGTCGCCGACGTCGAAGGTGATGCTGGCGAACGAGCCAGCCGCGCTCGTGATGTAGTAATCACCGCGCGTCGATGCGCTCGGAGGATTGACGAGCGTCGGCGTGTTCGTCGAGGCGTCCCACGTTCCCTCGTAGTAAAGCTGACCGAGAACGGAATCCGGCAACTGCGTCGTCGGAACCTTGCCGCCAGCATCAAGCGTCGCGACGCCATTGGCCGCGCCTTTCTCCGTCGTGGGAATCTTTCCGGCCAGCGCGCTCGTCAGGCCGGTGACCTGCGATTCGATGATCTGAATGTTTGGCGCGGTGACGGAAGTGATGCGGCCCTTCGCATCAATCGTGATTGAAGGCACGCTCGATGCAGAACCGTAGTTGCCTGCGATCACTCCGCTGATCGTCAACGAAGGGTTGGGATAATTGCCCGTTAGGTCGCCGCCTGCGGCTTGTCCGGTCTGGATGAAGTAGGTCGTGCTTTCGAGCGCAGCGGAGCCGAGTGCGAGATTGTTCCGCGCCGTCGATACGTCCGCAAGGTCACTCAGGTTCGATGCCTTCGCGAGCTTCTCCAAGTCTAGCTCGTTGATCGCCGCTTGAATGTCGGTCGCGGTGATGCTGCCTGCTGGCGTGTTCGTGATCTGCGCGGCAGAATAGTCGCCATTCGATGCGGTGACGGAGCCGGTCCTTCCGAAGACGCTTACAACGTCAGCGGCAACCGTGATCGAGGCGTCGCCGTTCGTGATCGAGACGCCTGCGCCAGCATTGAGCCGAGCATTTTTCCAGAGGTTGTCAGTTTCATCGTACACGATGACCTGACCGGCCAGTTTCGGCGCGTTGATTTGTACGTCGTGAAGCTCGTCGAGTTCGTAGCCGTTCTGAATGCGAACATACAATTCGCCGTTCCCGTTGTTGGCACGCTCTACGATGCCAACATCCACGAGATGCTTGGGCGACAAAGGCCTGACCGCGGTGAACGAACCGGGAGTTTCTCCGAGATATACGCTATCACCGTCGTTATAGCTGCCCAGCATTAGCTTGTCTACAACGCCGATGCAGGTGATCTGACCGACTCCACCGGCAGAAATGGAATCGTCGCTCACAATGCCGATGGTTTTCGCGGAGGTGGCATCGCTCAAGTTGGATGCCAGCTTGACGGACATTCTATTGCCAGACGCGCCGAACGCATACACGACTTGACCACGAGTGATCGCAACGGATTCGGCGTTCGTGATCGTTGCGGTCAGCGTTTCCTGCGCGCCAGAAGCGTCAATGGTGATTGATCCCGGCGCGCTAGTGATGTTGATGCCGACGCCAGCGGTCAGCGGTGCAGCGGAGTACGAGCCGTTGTTTCCGATCAGAAGCTCGCCATCAGAAGGAGTCGGCAGAAAGTCGGTGATTGAAGTCGGTCCACCGCCACCGCCGGTTCCTCGCGCGGCGACAAGAGTCCAGTCCGACGAACTGCGCGTCGGTCGCGTGCGATTGTCGTCCTTCGCAGACACGTAGGAATCACCGTTGATCGTGACGAAATCCAGCTTGTTATAGACAACATCAGGACGCCACTTGCCGCGCGGGTTCAGCGTCTTCGGTTCTGCGAATTCCTTGCGCAGCTTGTCGATTTCACCAGCACGCGGGAAGCGAGCGAGTTCTGCCGTGACGATTTCCTTCACCGCGCCGGGAAGGTTGGCCGCGTGCTCGGCGATCTTCTTTTCTGCCGCAGACGCAAGGCGTGCGTTCTCGTCGCGCTCGGCGATGATCGCGTTGTATCTCGCCTGCGTGCTGCGTTCGAGGCTGTTTGCAAGCTCCACGATCTTCGCTTCAAGGGCAGCACCGAGTGCCGCAGTCTTGTCGGCAGTCTGCTTCGTCGTCCATTCCTCCAGCTCGGCACGCAGTTGCGGTTCCGTTTCCTCGAACGTGCGCTCGATCTCCTCGCTGAGATGCGCCTTCAGTTGCGGCAACTCTTCCACGAGTCGGCGCAATTCCGACCGCTGAATGATCGCCAGTTCAATAAGCCGTTCGACTTGAGTGAGCGTGTCCATCGTCAGTTCTTATTCTGAAGTTTTCCTTCGTGCTGTTTCATACAGACCGCGCTCCGTTGCGCGGCATCTGGAAACTCTGCGGTTGCTACAGGATCGGCCATGCAGCGAGCCATGAAGTCGTCGTGCGTCTCGCCTGCGGATGGCGTCGGCAGATCAAACTTCTTCGGCTCGGCGAATTGCACGAGCGGCTTGTCGAGAATCGGATTGGTCGCGGTCGCTGCTTTGATCGAAAGCTCCTTGCGATATTGCTCGACAGCATTGAGCCATGCGTGCGGATCGGCTGGCCGCTGTTCGAGCGTGATCGCAACGACGTCTGCGGATTCGAGTCTGCGCTGCTGCTCGGTTGACGCGGCTTCCTTGCGCTCGGCTTTATTGAGCCGCTCGACGATTGCGTTCGCCCAAGTGCGGCCAGCGTCGCCGCCCCAGCCCTGCCACGCCTGCCAGCCCTTGCCCTGCTCGTTCCATGTCGAACCCTGCTTGTCGATCTCGTGCCGGTCGAAGTATGCCTTCATCCGGCGCACCGTATCGGCTGAAAGCGGCTTCTTGTTTTGTATATCACGAGCGCGAGCGAGGCCGACCGAAGTCATGCCGCGCTGAGACGGTGGCTTGCTGGCGCGAACCTCAAGCGCGCGGCGAGCGTTCGCGGCCATGCGATCATTCGGCACGTATGAATCCTCCGCGAAGTTAATCGTGATCAGATCGGCCGAGGCGTTGACCTGCTCGACCGGAGCGTCGGGCGTTGCACCTTCGGCGACGTTCTCGGTGGAGGCAGACTGACCGGGAGATGCGGCTTGCTGCGCTTGCGCGGCAGACGTTGCGACCTGATCGCCAGCAGCAGCGGCAGCGGCTGGAGTGCTCGGAAGCGAATTAGTCACAAGTCGGATTGCCGTCTCAGGGATCTCATACTTCTGCGCCAGCTCCTTAACGTATGCCGCCTCCATCGCGATTTGTTCAAGACGACCGAAAGCGTCGGTGCCTTGCTCGGCTGCGATCTCCTGCAATGACTTCGCGCCTTGCCTGTTCTCGTTCATGTTCGCCGCGCTCTCGCGGCCAACATCAATGGTGATCTTCGGCGGGAATCTCCATTCGCCGCGCGTCGCACGACGGAGAGCTTGCACCATAGTCTCGCCAGTCTGTAGCGGCGGCGGCGGAATTTCCTCGCGCGCGATGGCGTCGAGGATGACCGCGTTCTTGATCGGATCGAGCACCTTGTCCACGAGCACGCCTTGGTGCCGCACGAACACGCGATCCGCCGCAGCGAACTCGGCGCGGACGCTCGGACCTTTGAAGTCCTGCGTGCCGAACAGAACGCCTTGCGGGATGCCGATGCCGATTGCGATCTCGTGCATCAAGTGTTGCACAAATCCGGCGAACGCCTGCGACGGACGCGAGGGCATGACCTCGATGCGATCAGCGGTGCCGAAATACCGAATCATGCCGATCTCGGACAATTCATTTTTCTGCGCCTGTCCGCTCGGCAACTGGATCGACGGATTTGGTGTGAACAGATTGCGCGGATTCGCCGCCGCCTTGTCCGAGAATACAAGTGCCGCCTGCTGCGCAGCGAAGCGCACGCCGGTCTTCTCGGCCTCAAGAATGCCATACAGCATCCGAGCCGATCGCGCGCAGGCGTGGAAGTCGGACACGCCTCGGAATTGATCGCTGCGGAATGGATCGAAGAAGTGACAGAAATTCGCTGCCGGGATTTCCTCGGGATCGAAATATACACCGTCCCGCGTCACGCGATATATTTGATACGCAATCGGACGACCGAACTCATCGACGATCACGCCTTGATAATAATTCGCAGGCTGCGCCGTGAGCGCATTCGGATTGCCGATGCGAGTCGCCGGAACGATCTGGATCTTCAGCTCCTTGTCGAGACGACGAAGAACAAATCCGAAGTCGCCGTCAACCGGACGCTCCTCGCACCCAATCTGCACGAGCTTGCGGAACGAGTGCCGCCCAGTCACGTCGGCGCGCTTGCACCAGTCGTGAAAGTATTCGTTGACGATGTTATTGTACGCGCGGTCACCAGTCATCGCCGAGAACTCCTGCGGCGTGCAATAGAGCGAAAACTTGCGCGTGATCTCGCGCGCTTGCGGGAAATTCTCAACGAGGTCGCGCGCCTCCCACATCATCACGATCCGGTCGCGCACCGTCTGCGTTGATTCGCTCGGCTGTCCGTATTGGCGCGGAGCGTATAGACGATCCGTCATCGCCGCGTTATACGAAAACATCTCGCGCTGGATGCGCGCTTCCAGACGCTTCAGCGCATAGGCAGGCGCAACGGTCTCGATTGCACGCTCGAACCAAGGACGATTCTGGATGACCTTTTGAAAGTCGAAAGACGTAGCGTCCATGATGGTATCAATTCCCGTTGAAACTGACAAAAGTCACCGTGTCGGTGACTCCATTGGCATCGTCAATCGCGGCCTGAATCTGGCCGAGCATTGTATTGAGCCTTCCCAGATCGGCGCGCGTGACCGATTTGCCGTTTAGGCTATAGCTCGTGTTGAGCAAGCAGGCGCGAATTGCCGCCAGCGTCTCGGTCTTGAGCGTCGATAGCGTAGCCGCGTCGATGCCCAAAAATGGATTGTCCATCGCCATGCCCTAGAGCATGGCGTAAAAATCTTACATCGCGTCCGTTTTGGGCACGTACCGCAGCACGCCAGCGATGGTCGCGACGCAAAGCATCATGGCCGAAGTGTCGAGGCCGTGATTCGGCGCATTGCTGCGAACCTCGCGCCACTCCCAGACGCCGGAACGGATCTCGGTTTTCACCTCGCCTTTGAGATGCTCAATATACAACGGATTCACGTCGTCTGGCATTTCCCACTTCAACTCGCCTTTTCCCTCTAGTGCGAGCGCGAGCAGGTCTTTGAAATAGTCACCGGACCAGTTGTAGAAATTTGCGTCGCCGCCAGCGTAATCGCTGATTTGCGGCTCGGAGAACGGATAATTGAGCAGCGTGCCGCTGGCCTCGTCGCGCATCGTCCACGACTTTCGCGCATAGCCGCGCATTCCGCGCCAGCCAAACTCGACGCAGTCGCGGTCAACTTCCGCAGGCTTATATCCGCGATCCTGCACGACGGTGAATGACGGCACGCGATAGCGGCTCTGAATCTCGCGCAGCATGGTGCGAGTCTCAACGCGACCGAACCAGAGTTGCCGATATATTGGACCATCGAGAAACGCGCCGACCTCGACCCAAAAGTGATCGAGCTGCCGGTCTATTGTCATCACGCGCAGGCGTTCGTTTTCTATGGGCGATCCGTCTGCATAGGTTGCGACGGTATATCCGCTCTTTGCCGCGAACAGATTGACGACCTTTTTCTCGACGACCCACGGTCGCGCCTCGCGCTTCGTTCTAAACTCGATCTTCGCTGACTCGTCGCCGGTTCGCACGAGTGTATTCTCGGCGTGCGCCCACTCCTCCGCGAGCAAGCGCATCGGACGGCTGACAATCGCCTCGATGCGGAACGAGCGGACCTCGCGTGACGCCTTCGGGTTCTGCGGCACGAAGCGGCCAGTCTTCGCCCAGCCGGCGCGGGTCGCATCGTTGTCCGGCGACTCATGCCCGCAATGCACGCAGCGGAAACGCACGGTCTCGACGACGCGCGCAACGTCCCAAGTATCGTCATCACGCTTCGCGGAGCGGTCCCAAACGAGGCCTGCCCGCTGATTTCCCTCGGTGATCTGCTCGAAGGCAACTGGGTGCAACTTCCGGCAGGCCGGACACTCCGCGTGCCACTCGCCTTGGTCGCCGCTGCGAAAGCTCGTGTCCTCGACGTTGCCGGTCTCGGCGTCCATGACCGGAGCTTGCGACGCATTGTATATCTTCGACCTGCCGACCTCCTCGAACTTGGACACGCGCGCGACGGCGTGACCGTATATTTCCTGCCAGCGCGGAAGCCACAATTCGTCGTTGATTTTGTACCGGATCGACTGGCTCTGCTGGGTCGAAAGGTTCGCCGCGTTCAACGTCAGGAAGAACCCGCCGAAGAAAATCTCCGTCGTGGTCCGGTGCGGTCCCGGCTTAGGCAGCATCGCGGCTACCGGACGGCATCGCTCCAGCAGCGGCCACAAGCGGGTCTTCGCGTGCCGCTCGACCATATCGTCCGTCTGCATCGTCCAGCTAATCGGACCGGGATCGTTCGCGATGATCCACGGGAGCCAGACGTCGGCGACAAGTGTGCCGCCGATCTGGACTGATTTTCGGAAGTGAACCCGTCGTACAAGCGGGTCTTGCAGCGCATCGAAGATCGGCACGAGCCACGGACTCAACCGCACGTTGAATGGTCCCGGCGTCGCGTAGCTCTCCGGCAACTGGACGTGCCGTCGCGCCCAGTCGTAGATCGGCGCGCGGTCCGGCCGAGGCAGACGCAAGTCCGCAAGGATGTCGGGCGCGTCAGGCATCAGGCTTTGCCTTTTTCGGGCGTCCGCCCTTGCGCCCGTTTAGCCGCGCGGCCTTTGCTTTCGCCGCGCTGCGCACGCACCCGCCGAGGCGACCGAGCGCGACTGCGGCGGGATTTTTCGAGGATTGATCGGTCATACAATTATACTCCGCACATTCCTTCGCATTCATTTCCGAAGAGATTTGCTTGGCGAGGGTCGATCATTTCAAGACTGACTTGGTCGAGTGGTTGCAGAGATGAATGCAAAAATGGAATGCCTTTCATGTTGGTGGTTTTTGCTTTCACCGCTTGCAGATCGCGCTCGAACGCGACGGCTCGCTTGAACTCCTCGGGTTCCTCATCTCGCAGCCGTTTCCATTCTTTGTCGCTATGGAACGGGCAATAAACGCAAGCCGACCTTGGTGGCTTTGGATATCCGCGCTTGCTCATCCATTCCAAGCAATGGTTGCGCGTCATTTCCAATTCAACCAATGGCCAACGATGTTGCACCCACGCAACTCGACTTGGTTTCATTCTCTGGATCTCGTCCATTGAAATACCTATCCAAGAAGTGACTGTGACTTCTTTTTGGCCGCGTTTGATTCCGGCCATTTTCCTCTGCTGCTTGATCAATGTTTTTACCTTGTAGTCGTAGGTGCATGAACGTCCTAAAATTCCACGGCTTCCGTCAGGATTTTTGATGAACGCCGGAATCAATGACTTCGACCAAGGAGGTCCGGGTTTTTTAACCCGTTCGCGAAGCTTCAGGCTTTCATCGGTCAAAGATCCTTTTGTGATACGGATAATCGGGAATGAAAACGTGCTTCGCCCGATCTCTGCTTCGAGATAATCGAGCCAGCGATACACGCTTGCAGGTTCTGCTTGTGTATCCGCAAAAATCGCTGCGTCCGGTTTTGGTCCGATTTCTCCGCGTGCTGCCATTAGCGCAAGCGTGCTTGATTGCACGCCAGCACCCAGAGAAAGAAAATTGAAACGGGTCGGTGGTGGGGTCGTGAACATCAGAGTTCGATGATACTGCCAGCCGCGTTCATTTCATCATCCGAAGAAATCAAAACCTTTGTCCCATTATCCAATACAAGCAGCGGGAAACCGCCTTGTTGACCGACGTAGATAATCATGCGGCCAGATAGAAGTTTGATCATTTGTTCTGTGGTCATGGTCGTTGTTTTTTTGGTTGTCGTTGCTGACGGCCATCGTCAGGCACCGCGTGACGGTGCGACGCCTTGCGGCGTTTCGGCCTTTAGTTCCAATCTTCGTGCTTGGAGGTGATGAGCAGGTCGCGGGCGAACTTCGGTCCGTCGGCGTGAACCGCGACGTGGCAACCGCCAACGTAGATAAAGGCCGAAGGGAACTTCTTCGCGAGGATCTCCGCGACGTCGGCGCGAGTCAGGTTCTCCTCGCAGAACCGACGGATCTCTTTGCGCGCCGAGAAGAGGACTTCTTTGCGGTGGGTTTCGAGGCTGAAATTGATCGAGCGGGTGGTCATGTTGGTCGTTGTTTTTGTTGTTGGATTAACTTAACGAGACAGAGCAAAACCCAAGCGCTCCGGTTCTGCAAGAAAAATCTTTCACCCAAACGCACTTTTTTTCGGACAGTCCGAAACGCTCACGGCTCACCGCATTTCTAGCAGTCGGGTCAGCTCTTCCGCCGAAACCTCGACGCCATCCCAAATCATGCGCCCATTTTCCGGCGACGTATGCTCGAAACGCAGTTCGTGCATTCCGCACCATCGCCATCCGAGAGTAGGTTTCCCTGCGGTGATTCCAGCCTCCATTATCTGCGCCAACTCACCGAGCGCGATCCGCTGGAGCGTAGAGAGTCTGCCGCAATGAGTCTTCACCTCGACGAGTTGAATGAGCTTCCGCTTGTAGTCGCGGAAGACGAAATCGACGTCGAATGCGGTGAACCCTTTTTCGCTGGTGAGCGTTCGACGCACCCAGCCGCTAAAGTCGAGATTGCGGACGCCGGTCTGTTCTTGTCTGACCATGCTCCGTTTATTCCTCGGCGACCGTTGCCTTGATCGCGTCCGTTTCGAACCGCGCCAGATTCGCGTTCACCACTTCGCGGATCTCGTCGAGGATGAGCGCGCCTTCGACGTTCGCCTCTGCGGCAGATTTGCCAGCGACTCGCGGGCCGAGTTCGACTTCGAGCTTGAGGCGCAGGAGCAAGTCGAGCTTGGTCCCGAGTAGGCGCAGCATCTCGCGCACGGTTTCGCGCTCGACGACTTCTTGCTCTTCCCTGCGATTCTTCGACCGCGCCAGCAGGATTTGCTCGCGCATTAAATCGGCTTTTAGCTCGGCGAGTGTCTTCGTCGCCGTGTCCTTGCCGATCAGCTTTTCGGCGCAGAAGGCGCGCCATGCCGGAACGTTCTCACGCTTGCCGTCCGGCTTCGGAGCCTCGTCAGGGTATCGCTTGCGGGCATCGTAAATCGCCTGCCGCGATAGACCAAGCTCTTCGGCAAGCTGCTTCGGCCCGCTAACCCATTCGCCACCGGAGCGGTCGGCCTCGAACTCGGAAAGCGCCTTGCGCTCGGAGGCGGTGAGCGTCTTGCCAGCCTTGAGCTTCTTGGTGATGTTGGCGACGTTCGCCTTCGCCAGCAGCTCGGCTGGATTCGGTGCGTCGTCGCTCATGCGTCAGATTGGAGCGCCGGGGTCGGGGTTGAACCGCCCTTTGCAGGCTGGAGGCCTGCCGTGTCCTTCGTGTCACTTCCGGCGCGTGAAATTGCTTGGCCGCGATACATTGCCGCACCGCGGCGTTCGATCTCATTAAAAGGAATGATCGGAACGGTCAAACGGGAACGAGCGGATGAATTGAGGAAGTAAAGATATCGCAGTTGAAAACCCGGCAACCGTTGCGCTCCAGTTCTTTTCACAAAATCAGCCCAGCTTTCGCCGATTCGGAATCCGATTCGCTTTCTCGTGTTCTCTCCTTGCAACTGACGAGAAACAAAATCAGCGACGACCTCTCCGCTTGCTGTTCTCCACATTGAGCGGTTTTCCTTGATCTGTGTCAGCACAAATCCGCTTGCGCGATAGATTGTTCCGTCGCCGCATTGCGTCGCATCGGCAAAGGAAACTACCCACTCAATGTGCGGATAGGTGTTTCGTATCAATCGCATCGCAACCGACAAAGCGCGACTCTCTGAATTCCGCGGAAGCCAATCCGCAAACGCCATCCGATTAAGCTCAAGAAATCCGTTCCATCCGGTTCCTTTGACGAGCGGAAGTATTTTTCGCTTATCAACGGGTGGCCCAAATTGTATCGCTCCTCCGCATTTTCCATCGAGGAAAACTCCAAAGTGCAGAAATGATCCGAATGCGGTCTTCCCAGAATAATGGCAGGCGCGAACAATTTTTTCCGCGTCTCCTCTGGTGATCGGAGCAAGGTGAATCTGTTTCGCTTCGCTCAAGATTTTTCTCCGATGAAATTTGCGGCGATAAATGCCAGCGCGTTCCCATTTGAATTTTCGTTGTTTGGCGATTCGCTGCCGCCCTCGGACTTCGCCTTCTGCAATGCCTTTTCAATCGTCGCGAACTGGTCATCGTGAACCGTGAACGTCATCTGACGAAACGGTGCGCGGTCGCCATTCGGAAGTTCCGGCATCGACGCTTCCGCGACGTCGAACTTGCCTAGGTCAGCCTCTTCAAACCCGATCTCGTCCATCGGAAAATCCTCGGCCCTCAGCGACAGAAGAACGTCGCCCAACTTTTCATCCCACTCCGCAAGCTCGGCTGTCCGGTTGTCCGCGATGCCGAACGCGGTCGCGTCCACGCCAGCGAGCGCGGTGCGGACGATCTGGATCTCGGTCCAGCCAAGCTCGGTCGCTGCGGCCAGCGTGCCGTTGCCCGCGAGGACGATTCCCTTCGCGTCAACGACGATCGGCTTCTGCTGACCGAATCGGCGCAAGCTCGCCTTGATCGCGTCAAGGTTGCGGCGGGAATGCTTCCGCGTGTTCGCCGGATCGAACGAAATTGAATCAAGCGGGACGGTTTCGAGTTTCATTTGTAAAATTGCGCGTCAAGATTTGTAAAAGGGCTAGCTCTGTTTTTTTGCGCTAGGTCTTGCAACC